GAAGATTGGTATCCTTAACCGCATCTGCCCGAATAAAGAAACCTGCCCCCGCCGTTGTCATCGAGACCATTCCCTCTCCCATCGTCTCAAGGTCGAGTGGCAGATGTCCAGCGGGAACCGTTACCTTGTCCAAATCCTTGTAAGTTTTCGATTTCTTGTCCGGGGTAATCGCCAGACTCTTTATCCATGACACGGGCACGGGCCGTACCCGAATCAGGCCCCGCACCTCGCTCGGACCGGCCACGTTGATCGGCAAAGGGTACAACTGCCACGGAGGAATCAACTCAAGCCCCTGCACCTCCTCGTCCTCATACCACAGGCCCACTCCAACCGTTCCGTACATCAAAATAGCGGGCATCAAATCCAGCTTGAACTTGTTGATTTTGTCCTGCGCCAAGGCCGAATCCAATACAACTTGACCCACAGACGCCTTCCGCATCCCGTCCAACGAGATACCCTTCTTCCCCACGGACGGTGAAATATCCATCGCATAGAGCCGACCGAGTTGCGTCTGGTATTTGGACACAATCTCGTCATATCGGAATTTCAGGACGCCGCTCTCGTTAAGATACGCAATACTGACCGTCCCCGTTTGATAGTCAATTTGCGAAAACTCCCGAAACCCTTGAAGATACAGGGAAGCAATCCACCACCGCACAGCGTATGGATTTCTAATCCCTTTACCTTCGAGAATTGCCTTCGCCACGACTTCTTCTCTTTGCGCGCGGTCCTTTGGGAGCGTCATACTATACGGCATTGCAGTTCGTCCAAATATGCTTCCACTTGATTCTATTTACTATTTGCCAAACATTCGTTCCCGGAATGTCCTTGACTTCAACCCCGTCAACAACCATTATTTCACCCCGTAGGTCATAACCACCCCCGTGGGTTTCTGTTCCGGCTTTTTCGGGGCTTCCACGGGGGGTCTTTGCCGAGGGGCCTGCGCGTGGGCTACCAGCGCCCTTGCCGCCTCCGGCCCATTCCGGTCCAACCCCACCAGCAACAGCAACCGCTCATTGATGTCCGCCAGACGCCTTTGCGCATCCCGCAGTGCAGTCGTTACCACCCACAGGGCCAATCCCACCAGCCCCATCATAACCAAACCAAACACATCCAGCATGTCAACCATACAACCTCTCCTGTTGTCTTTTCTCTATTCTGATTATAACACATTATCGGAATTTGTCAAGTCCATTGTTCTGCCATTGCGTTGGCTATTCCTTGAAAAGTTATACTTCTGAGTTTTGCCCTATTTTCTCTGTCGTAGTGACCACAATCGACATGCCATTTGCTCATTGTATTTCCCCCTTTGGTTTTTACAATTGTTACAGGGACTATGTTTGTCGCTCTAAGAAGAGGTAAATTTTTAAGCCACAAACAGGTACTTTTTCGTGCGTCATGGCCGAATTGATAAGGTTGAATTATCTGTTGTGGTCTTCCATAACGGGAAGACATAATACCGATTGGATTTTCAATAGCCATTTTTTCAATGGGGGCCTCCGCGAGTGAAAAGAAAAACGAAACAGCTTTTTCCCGTTGTGTTGATCGGTCCGGGAAACGTAAAATATAATTGGGACCAAACCATTTATTACCAGCACAAGTTAAATAAGTACAAGGGGGATGAGCTATCATTAAATCCCACCCATCATCCAAGATTTCCAACACGTTCCCCTGGATGTGTTGACCGGGCGTTTCAGACGGCAACAAATCACAACTCCAAGCGTCGTGCCCCCGTTTGATAAAAGCATCCCTAACGCGCCCGCTAAACTCACACGCCACAAGTACCTTCATGGTCTTATAATCCTCGGTTTTCTTCGCTCCAACCTGCGGAGGCGGGGGTTGTCCACCCGTCGCTCCCGGTGTTGGTGGCTGAGTATGTTGGTCACCTCATCCCCAATCTTCTCGATGGGAATACCCGAAATCACCGGCATACCGGGGGCCAACGGCGTTCGCTTGAGAATCCGCTCCATAACATCCGACGTGCCCCGTTCCCGTTTGAACTGACCCCCCCTCGTCTTGATGACGTACTTCACCTCCGCAAGGGTATCAATCACGTCGTCATGTTGGAGCAGGGCCAAGTCCCGCGTGAAATCGTTCGTCTGTGCGTAAAGCTGATTCCACGGCCACTGATTCTGCAAGTGGGCCGGATACTTAATCCGCCCCGAGTTGAATCTCCACTCAAGGGCCGACGCAATCCGTTCCCCCTTTGACTCTTTGGACGGGTACGTAATCGGAAATACCCTCGGCCTCCACAAGTCCCCCCGAATCGCACTCTGTTCACTGGCGTATTCCTGCGTGGCCTCGGCAAACACTTTCTGAATCGACACGGCCTCAATCCCGAGTATCCGCACCTGCCAAGCCAAACCCTTCTCGTAGATGAGCCGCATCAGGGCATCGTCTTTGGCTCGACCCAACCACAAGTCAAGCGGCCACATTGTCCCGAGCTTATCGAACCCGGCAATCGCAATGCACGAAAAGTCGCTTCGGGTTGTAAGCCCTGGGGCGTAGTCAAACAGGAGGACTTTGAACATGGGACGAACATGCTCATTGAACGGAAGTTCATATTCCTTATAGGTTCGCTTGTCATTATCGTCCGAAAAGACCCGCTCCTGCCAATGGACTTTATTTGTGTTGGCAAGAGGGTTTGTCCAGTCAAACTTGCCGTCAACAGTGTACTCATTCTTGCGGGGGTCGATAACGAGCAGTCGGTCCTGTGCACTGATTGGCTCGTTACAGTATTCGGAGGCAAAGGCACTCGCTCCAATGCGGGCCTTCTGGTTGTCAAGATATTCTTTCGACCACATCTGCGGCCAGAGTAAGGAATACTTCGACTTGTCCACGGGGTCGTAGGCTATGGCCCGCAGCACCTTCCGGTTCCAGAAGTCGAATCGGGGATCGTCCCCCAACGTGGCCCGGTACAGGTATGCCTTGCGGTCGATAAGCGTCCCGATCCAAAACATCTGCGTGCCCGGCTTGAGCATCGGCAACATCTTCTTGAACAGAATCGTCTCGAACTTGTCGATGATCGCCATACGAGACGTTTCCGAATCCGAATCAGGGTCGTTCTCGGGGTCGTCCAGAATCAGAAGCCGGGGCCGTCCGCCTCTCATTCTCCCCATGACCGACCCGCCCGAAATGCTTGAGCCGTTCGTTAATTGCAGGTATTCGTGGTTCCACGTAGCCGAACCCCGTTTGGGCTTCATCACGCCAAAGTCCGCCTGAATCAACTCGTTCTCTTCGAGTTGGGCCATAAGCGTATCAAATCGGGGTTGTTTCTGTTTGTCCGTGGAAAAGAACAGGGACAAGTCGAAGAAATCCCGCGTCAGGGCCAACAGCAATGGAAGCTCAAGTGTAATCACCGTTGATTTGGCCGATCCTCGCGGAGCCGCCCACGCGTTGAGTGAATGTTGTCCCAAATCGAAAACCATATCCGAATGGAACTCGGGACTCTCCAACATCCCATCCCGATAGAACAACTGACTCTTGCACCCGGCCAAGTATGTCCTGCGGAAAAAGTCCCACGATTCCACAAGGTGCATGGGGGTATCCTGCCGCCGCAGCGTAGCAAGTCGGGCCAGTTGTCGGCCCTCTTCTGTCAAATCAGAATAATCGGCAGGGAGGGGGTACAATGGATATGGCCTGTGGATTTTCATTCAGCCCCCGCCACAGCGCTCGACTGACGAAAGAATTTTGGGTTGTCACGGGTGACACCGACAAAAGAGGCCATAATCACGGAAGTCAATTCGCCCTTGCCGTCATTCATTGGAAAAAAATTCAACAAATGTCCCGCCATTTGACTGATACTTATACATTCCCCCTCCGGCAACAAGGTACGTATTATTTCTCCAGCCTTGTTAAAAACAAAAGCATCTGTCTCATCGGAGGGCTTCCCGCGCTGTCGCATATCCACTTCGATTGTCACCAATATCTTAACTCCATCCATTTTTTCAATCATAAATTACTCCCCGTCGTCGCATACGGAAGCAGACGAATCGAGTCGAAAAGAGCTAATGTCGTCAACACTCCCGCACACCACTCCGTACTATCGACGGACGACCCCATCAGTATTTCCAGAGTCGGCCACAGGTTCTCAACATAACCCGGCGACAACACTACGTCGTACACGAGCTTCGCCACTTCGAGATTCCCCGGAATCTTCCACAGCGTCGGACTCGGCAGCGCATTTGGAATCCGACTTATGTGCATCAGGTGCATCCGCACCCAGTTTATGCTATACATTTCGCCATTCACGAAGTCGATGAGCCTCCGCAGATTTTCATTCTTCCTGGGGCGGTCCTCCTGTGCCTGCAACGCCTGGGTACATTTCGCGGTTGCAGGTGGGGGGGCGATGTTCGACGCAGGGGTTATCTGTTTCTCCGTCTCGGGGAGGCTCGTCATAGCCATTACTTCCGCCGTCGCTTGTTCTACCAGCGCCTTCACCGCCGCATCCCGTATCGCTTTCGCCTTCTCTCGAATCTGTTCCTGCGGAGGCCCCTCCGGGTACTGTTCCGATTCCAGTCGATCCATCAGGCCCGCCTCCCCCAGTGACATCATCACATGCTCCTCCGTCGTCGGCTCCGGCCCCGTCTCCTCGCCCCTCGCCCCCAGTGCTTCCAGTATGCTCTTCGGTTTCTCTTCGTTCTTGTTGCTCATTTGAAATCTCCTTTGCTTGGATTTTTTTTGTCGGGTTCAACGCACGGGCGATTCCTTTGGCAGAGAACACTGTTTCTGCCCCGTCCTCGTCCACGAATCGCCGTGACACATTCGCAATCAGGCCACTTTGTTCCATCGTTTCTTTAATAAGCATACGCAAATGTTTGAGAGCGGAAAGTTTTGCTCCTAAGTTCAAATTCTGACGGGCAATAAACAGCGTCTCCTTGATTTCCTCCCGGAGCGTCCAGTTGTTCTCCTCGAAGAACCGCGAGACGAGATTGACATCGCCAAAACTGAGAACAAGATTGGTGACTTCCTCGGACGTAATCTTTTCAGGCAGTTCCATCTTCCTTCTCTTTCTTCGTGGGACGGCCAACGGGCCTCGCTACGAACTGCTTGATGACACTCATGTCACGCCCATCGGACGCGGCCATTTCCGCCATGATCGCCGGTTCCGCCGCTTGCTTCAAAATGTCGTCCGTCACTTCCGCTATGAACCGCTCATCTTTGAGGAAGCGGGGATTATTTTTGCCTGCGCTGCCGGGGAACAGAAAGCCAGGCGCTCCGGGCCTGCTGAGAACGAACATGATTCGCTTGAACGTGTTCAGCGAGAAGAACACCTGTTTGCCAATCGTCATCGGCTTGATGTGCAGAACAGTTAAATACTTCGCTGCCGTCCTACGACAGATGCCGAATATCTCGCAGAGATAGTCAAGCTCAACAAGATCACCCGCGCCAAAATCGAGCCGCCTTGGAATGTTCATTCTTTCGTCTCCGCAGGGTCGTATCGGATTCTTGTCATTCCGCCAACCTCCTAAGCGTTAGGTCAATCTGGCTCTGGCGAATGTCAATGCCAAGGTACTTCCGGCCCAAATCGTCAGCCACGCAAACAGTCGTGCCGCTTCCCAGGAAGGGGTCGAGTACTATCCCCTGCGGAGGGCAGAACGACTTGATGAAGAACTCGGCCAGCTTCTCGGGGAATGGGGCCTCGTTCTCATGGGCCAGTTTCGAGCCAAGATGTCCACCCCCCACTGTCAGTTTAATTAGATTCCCAGGATTTGCCAATTTGGGTTGGGAAAATACAACAACATCCTCTTTTGTTTGGAGTGGTTTATCCGGTGTTGTATATTGTTTATGGATTGTGCCTTTGTATGATTGATTGGCACGTAAACCATCTTGGTTTCGGTTGCTCATTTTACCACCAACTCGATATAGTGGTGGACCACCACAAGCCGTATTGTTACTCCACAGTAATCGACCGGGCTTGGAAGTCCGAACGACATACTCCAAATCGTGTCGCATATCGTCCGGTCCTCCAGAACCCGGTATTCCACTTCGATAGTAATACAACGGTTCGCGGACATTAAACCCTGCCCGATGCAAGTCCGCGATGAGCAGAGCCGGAGTACACGACCACTTATACTGCCTGGTACGCCCCTGTACCACAAACGCCACGAGTCCCTTACAGACCCGGAGCGATTGGCGATAGACTTCAACCATCCAATCAACCCACTCTTGGCCCTTGAGGCTAAAGTCGATACCATACGTGCGCGCGTCCTCGTAGGGTGGTGAGCCAAACACAAGATCGACGGAGTTATCCGGCAGCGTTTCGAGAACTTCGAGACAGTCACCGAGATACAAAGAACAACCATCACTGATTCGTGTCTCTCGGAAAGCCACATCGGGCGGCAAGTCAGCACTTTTTGCACGGATTGATTCAACCATGTACCACCGGTCCCTTCACCCATCGGCCCTTTGCATCACGGGGCCAATGCTTTGAATCTTCACGGAGATATTGTTTGTCCCGTTCGGACATTTCCTGTGAAGGATAGCTGTACGGAAGCTCCGTGATTTCATCCCCCACGGCGAATCGCATATCCCCTTCGGCCACGTACACCGGCTTGTTAGTCAATCCGAAGCGCACGAGCCAGAGATGATGGGATTTTGATGGGACAAAGTAATGACACGGCAAGTCGGGTTCGTACTCTACAACCCCGTCGTACTTCGTTGTGAGGCCAACGACTTGGCCAAGACGGAGCTTGGTCGAGACGTATTCGAGTGCCTTCCGCCACGTCACCTTCGACTCTTGTTTGTCTCGCATCATCGTCTTGAATACGAGAACGAAATCACCAATCGTGTAGAGTCGTCGCTGTTTCATATATGCGTCCTCGGTACTCTCTTTCGACCCCTGCGGAGTTTTTCCATGCGACGGGTAAAGTCCACGAGGGAAATCTTCCCGAACGCAAGGTCGTGACGTAATTCGTACTCCGTACGCGGCACGAGGCATAGTCTTCTTGTTGACCCTTTGCTCATTTTCGACTCCTTTTCGCGGCAAGACGAATCCGATTCAACCTGCGAAGTTCGGCATAGAACGCAACTGGACGATCCCAAAAGTGGTACATCCCCCTGCGGCAATCGAAATTCCCATCTATGTGTTGCCCCGGACAATTTCCACATTCATCATCGCTGGTCTCTTTTCGGACGTAGTTGCAAAAGAAGCAGTTGTTACGAGTCTTTCCATAGTGATGTTCCGTAAGCCACTGCTTTTTCAAGACATCGACAGCAATTCTACAACCGCTCTTTCGCTTAGATGCTATCCATCGCCACATGGTCAGACATTCCGACCATACCTTATCCAACGATCTTGGTGCTTGTTTTTTTCTCATTCTCTATTCTCCTCTAATCGGTTTATGGCCTGCCGGAGTTCGGCGTTCTCCTCTTCGAGCCGTTCATAATCGGCATAATCGACAAAATCCCCTCGAGGGTCTTCGTCTATTGCCTGCCCCGCAAGGTCCAAACTAAATCGTTTCACTGCCATATTCGGTCTCCTCAATAGGTCTCTACCGGCCCGTCCGCGTCCGAGGCCATTGTTAGTCCCGGCGACTCGTTCACGAGATGTTGCACAAGCTCGTCGGGAATCTCATCACAAATCATGCGGTACGACAAATGTGGACCACGCCAGAGATAGAATGTCTCATCCATGAAATGCCCCAGCCGGTCACTCTTCGCGTACACAGTGTCACCGAAGTTGATGTCAAGTGGACTACGAACGAGGGCAAATACCCAATGGCGCTTATCGGGATGCCGCAGTGTGACGACATTATGACACCCCTCGGGGCAGGAAAAAACATCGACAACGTACAATTTCTCGTAGGCGGCAAAATCAATCATTCAATTTCCTCTTCTGGTCAATCCTTCTTCTCTCATATTGTGTATTATAGCATATTGTGTGGGAATTGTCAAGTACCTCCGCAGGGATTTTGAAAATTATTTCTGGGGGGTTGACTCTGCGGGGGTTTGTGGTATAATATGTGTAGAGATAGATGAGAAACGCAATGATCCAACTTAGCGCCTTTGGCGGAGGCCGGGAACCTTCCTCACTCTCATCTTCTCTACCCGGCCCCGCCTTTTATAAAGAGGAAGACAATGGCTGAGAAAAAAGCATCTGTGGCGGGGTTGGCGGGCCTCTTCATAAGGAAGGCC